TAAATAAAAATAAGAATTTCATAAGGAGTAATAAATGAATTATACTGTGGAACAAGTAACGGCTTTATGTAAAACTAGACCATTATATTATGGAGATGGGAAGGATAAGATTAAGGAAGTTTCTGGCACAAATATTATAGTCAATGGTTCAGATGGAGATTTTACTGTTGCAATATCAGATGTCAATGAGATTTTTTGCATGGCCGCGACTGGTGATGCACCTCTTGATTACGAAGTGATTGGAGAAGTATTAGAAGAACCTATCTTAACATAAGGGGGAAATTTTTTTTATGAAAATACCTGAGTTCAATACTGATGATTCGTTGGGTGTAGTGAAAGCATTGAATTGGTTTAACATAAATTCCAATAAAAAGGCATCGAGGAGTTATCTTCTCGATTTTTTATTGGATATGAATTTGAAATCACAATTAGCAAATATTAAAAAAATTCCAGAAGAACAATTATCGGTGACTTATGGTTATGTCGCAAAACTCTTGACTGAAGGATATGAATTGCCTGAAAAAGAAGAACACAGATTTAATGGGTATATATTGGAGTTATCTGATATAGGTTCTAAAATAGAACCTCCAGAACCAAAGTTAAATGGTAAAAAACCTAAGAAATCAAAACCATGGAATTACTATAATGATGTGAATTCTTATTTGGGACCTGTTGAACATGAAGTAGATGTGTTCATACAAAATGATTATCGTTCAGATTTTTCTATGTATGATTTTTTAAAAACGTTGCCTGGATTGATAAACAAATCTCCAAACATTTTGGAGATTAGGGACATATACAAAAAACAATTAGATGAGATTTCAGGAGCATACGATAAATCTGATGGAGATCTTGTAGAGGCATATGGATATATTCCAAGAATGGGGTTAAGACGTTATGTTGCTTTTATGCAATCTATTGTCGATGATTGTGAAAAATATGCAAATTATCTTAAACCTAAACGAAAACCTAGAAAATCTAAAACTCCTACTCGAATGAAAATGGTTAAGAATTTCAAGTATAAGGAGTCAGATGAAGATTTGGGTATTAGAAGTGATGATCCTGTTGGAATTCCTGGAAGTAAACAAGTTTGGATATTTAATACAAAGAATAGATTGCTCTTTCATTATGATGCTGAGGATGTAAGTGTTGGGCTTTCTATTTCGGGTAGTAGTTTAAAAGGTTATAACAAAGAAACATCCCGTTGTAAGAAAATTAAGAAACCTTTTGATGATATTCAAAAAATTATGCAGTGTAGTCGTGGTGATGTAGATACAGTATTTGATAAAATTCCTGGAAAGGAATTTCCTAATGGTCAACGAGTTAATAATGATATGGTGATATTTAGGATAATTAAATGAGTAGTGAAGAAGAAAAAATTATACAATTCCCAATAGATCAAGATAGATTAGAATATCTTGCTGATAGGTTTGAGGATCATTTTTCTCAAACGGGGGAATTTCTACATACTGGTAAGACGGCGTATGTAGAAAGATTATGTTTGGAAATTTTCTCAACCGTGATAGCTATAATGGAAGAACGTGGAATTGATGTTATGCAAGATTCTGTGCAAAAAGATCTGAGATTTGTTATAGATTGTATGAAATCTGCTATTTTGAGATATGTTGGGGTTGATCATCCTTTACAACAGATTGTGGATGAAATGGTTGGATTGAAATGACAATAAATAATAGTATAAAATTATTGGTATAAAATTGTTGAAGAGGTGAAAATCGTGTCGATCTTGGTTGATTACAGTCAGGTCTTTATATCGAATTTGGTACAGAGTCCTCAGTTTCATAATGATGAAGTGGAAGAAGATTTGGTGAGACATATGGTATTGAATTCTCTTAGATCACATCGAAAACGTTTTACCAATGAATATGGTGAATTAGTTATTTGTTGTGATAGTAGAGAATATTGGAGAAAATCCCTTTACGAACATTATAAATCACATAGAAAACGGGATAGGGAAAATTCTACTATAGACTGGAATGAAATTTTTAAGTGTTTGAATAAGGTTAAATTTGAACTTTCTACTATATTTCCGTATCCACTTATAGAAGTTACTGGTGCAGAAGCAGATGATGTTATTGCTGTTCTATGTGCATATGAAGATGAAAAAACTTTGATATTATCAGGTGATAAAGATTTTATGCAGTTACAACATCACAAAAATGTTTATCAGTATAGTCCTATGCAGAAAAAATTTCTTAAGACTGATGATCCTCTTATGTTTAAAAAGGAACATATAATGAGAGGTGATAGGGGTGATGGCATTCCTAACTTTTTGTCTAAAGGAGATGTTTTTGTTACTGGTGGAAGACAAAAACCATTATCTAAAAAGAAAATTGATAATTGGTTAAAATTGTCCCCAGAAGTTTTTTGCGATTATCAAATGTTGAAAGGGTATAAGAGAAACGAATTATTAGTAGATTTAGACAAGATTCCAGAAGATATTGTTGAAGATATTAAACTGGAATACATTTTTACTACTGAAAATGGTAATGGAAGAAGTAAACTTTTTTCTTATTTTGTGGAAAATAAGTTAAAACAATTAATGGAAAATATTAATGATTTTTGAGGTGGGATATGAATTTATCGTTACATGAAAAATTTGAAAAGGTTGGAAAGGAAAAGTCTATAAAAAAGAAACAGGGGCTTCTTAGGGAATATGATACTCCAGGATTTCGTGCAATTTTGAGGAGTACTTATGATGAGACTATACAATGGATTGTTCCAGATAGTAGACCTCCTTTTGAATTGAATGATGCTCCGGATTTTGATTTGGTGGGAGTTTCTTTGGAGAATGAAGCATTAAAAATTGGAAGATTTGTATTAGTAAACGGACAAGTTCCTCAACAGGGAGTAGGACTAAAAAAGGTTAAACGGGAACAGTTATTTATTCAACTGTTAGAATCATTGCATTCTACTGAAGCCGAATTATTATTGAATATGGTAAGAGGTAGACTTCCGTATAAAGGATTGACCGTTGGATTGGTTAGTGAGTCTTTTCCAGGACTTATCACGACAGTGTCGACTGATGAAGAAGAATGGGAATTAGAAGAGGAGAAATGATACAAAAACATGGTCATGCATTTAAAGAAACTGATCGATGTTGCTACAATTGCAAGCATATCTTGTGGTTAATAGGAGTTGGTCAGGGATTACGTTGTGGATATAAGATGCAGGACGGAGTGAAACCGCCTACTATTCCAGGCATTAGTTATGTCTGTGAGAATTTTAAGGGAAAGGGTACTACGGAATGGTCCTGTAAATGTAAGAAATGTTCTCCAGAAATTAATGATTGGACTTTGGGTTCTGGTAATATAACTCCACCAAAAACAACGTTAGATAAGAAATCGCTTAAAAAACTAAAGGAAGAGTGTGAAAAAGCATCACAAATTTCTATGAAAGCTGCTCAAAATGCAGTAGAACAATATGCAAAAACTATGAAAAATATTATGGAAAATCCAAACGATTGGACAAATCCGAATAGGAGTAACAAGTGACTAGAGAATTTTATGCAAATACTTGGTTTATAGATATAGATGGAACAATTATGATCCATAAATCTAATTTTGATTATGATGGTTCCCCGGACGAACTTTTGGATGGTGCCAAAGAATTTTGGGATAAAATACCTGCTAAAGATTGCATTGTTTTAACTACTGGTAGACCCTCGTGGTGGAGACAAGAAACTATGCATAGTTTGGAGAGGTTTGGGTTAAGATATGATATTCTTCTTATGGATTTACCGAGTGGTCGGAGAATACTTATTAATGATTGTAAACCTAAGAGTGAGAATTATGGAAATGTTGCTGTTTCACCGATGGCATTTTCTAGAAATGTGGAAAGAGATGTGGGTGTAAATTGGGATGGTTTGGATATGGATAATCTTATTTCCCCACCTGATACTGTTATAGTTGCCCAGAAAAATGAAACGGTTATTGATTCTCGGGAGCATATCAATTCTTCTAAGGAACATTATTATTCATGACATACAGACCTTTACCAGAATGCATAACAATAACAGAATCACCAATTCACGGTATAGGATTATTTGCAAATGAAGATATTCCTATAAACACTGATTTAGGGATTGCTCATGTTAGAGTATCTGGATTCCCTCAGGATTGGTGTAGAACGCCATTGGGCGGATTTTATAATCATTCGGATAATCCCAATTGTGAATTGGTTGAAGATTACAAACCAAGAATGATCACTTATGTTAAGAATTTAATTACTATTAAGAATATTCTGAAAGGTGATGAGATTACTTGTAAATATACTTTGTATTCTCTAGAATAAAACAGTTCCTTTTTCCTTTTATTTTTTGAAAAAAAGCGTCTTTTTACTTGCCATCTGTTGATATAATATGGTATAATATAGTCATAATGGCAAATAACAAAGGTTTTAAAAACTCAAAAAAAGTTTTCGAAAAAACGCTTTTTACCTTGCCATCCACCATGAAAATATGGTATAATTACATTATAACAATTCAGCAAAAAGGTAAATAATGAACCACGTGAAGTCACACCTTCCACAACTCCTCGCAACCGAGAACATTAAGGTAGAACACCAAGATGTTCCCTCTGCATATTTTGATCTCAAAAATCGTATACTCGGACTCCCTAATTGGGAAAATATGTCCAAGGATGTATATGATCTTTTGGTAGGTCATGAAGTCAGTCATGCGTTACATACTCCAAGACTTAGTCTTAAGGAAGAGGGTGAAAAAATCGATCCCGATAACGGGGACGCTCTCGCAAAATACTACAATGTAGTTGAAGATGCTCGTATCGAACGGATGATTAAGGGTAAATTCAAAGGTCTACGACGGTGTATGTATCGTGGATATAAGGAATTGATTGAAAAGGATGTCTTTAAAATTGGTGATAGACCATTAGAAAGTTTCGGGTTTATTGACCGTTTAAACCTACATTGTAAAATCGGCAATTTGGTTGATATTCCTTTTAAGAGTGACACCGAACGGGAATTTGTTAAACGGACTGAAAATAGTCGTTCCTGGGAAGATGTTGATCAGATCGTGAAAGACTTGTATGAATTTGTACAAGAACGTGGTGACCTTTCCGATTTTATGGAAGTTCCTGTGTATGTTATGGAAGATCCCAATGGTTTACCTGTTGAGGGTCAAGGTGGTGAAGGTGGTGAAGGTGATGAAGAAAAGGTAGGAATTTCGTCTGAAGGTGAAGGCGATGGTCAACCACAGTCAGGTGATGATGAAAATACTGATGATGAAGGTCAACCTAGTCAGTCTGATGTAGTTGGTGATGGGTCTCCAGTTTCAACCAAACTTCTTCTTAAGAGTAGCGAAACTCAACAAAGTTTTGATGAATCCATTAAAAATTCTCATTGTAATGAATTCTCCCCTGAAACCACTTATATTTCAATACCCAATGTAGATGTTAATAGTTATGTGGATGGGTGGAAAGAGGTCCATAAGGGGTTAGATAAATTCTTTACTCCTACAGAAAAGGTAGAGAATTTGGAAAAGTTCAAAACTTTCCGTAAAGATCACATGAAAACTGTGAATTATTTGGTAAAGGAATTTGAATTAAAGAAAAATGCGGATCAACATGCACGAGCGTCTGTATCTAAAACAGGTGTTGTAGATACTAACAAGTTGCATAGTTATCGTTTCAATGAAGATCTCTTTAAACGAGTCACCACTCTTCCTGGTGGGAAAAATCATGGTCTGATAATGTTTGTTGATTTTTCTGGTTCCATGCAGAATTGTATGCAAGATACTATTAATCAACTCATTGTCCTTTCCATGTTTTGTGATAAGGTAAAAATTCCTTTTGATGTTTATAGTTTTACGACTTGTGGACATTCTATGAAACATCTTCAGTCGACTGAAGAGGATGTGAGAAGTCTTGAAAAACGTCATGCAAAAGAAAAGGATTTTCATCTTGGGTATTTCAGATTGCGTCAGTATTTTAGTTCTGAAATGAATACTCGACAATTTAATAATGCATTAGTGAATATGATTGGTGTTTCGGAACATTATGAAGGGTGGAGTTCTGGGTATGGACTACCTGAAGTTGATCAATTGGGTTCGACTCCATTAAATCAATGTATTGCTATTGCACATAAACTGATTCCAGTTTTTCAAAAGAGATATGGTATTCAGAAAGTTACCTCGGTTTTTCTTACTGATGGTGAATCGGATAGCATGGATCACAAATGGGAAATGGTAGACGGTGAGTTAACAGCAAATTATTTTAGTTCATGGGGGAAAATGGTAATACATGATCCAGTAACTCGTATCGATTATGAATGTAACGGTAGGTCTGATGTCACTGATGCTCTGTTACAGTCGATACGTGATCGTCATGAAATTGAAGTTGTTGGGTTTTATATCGCTGTTGATCCTTATTCGGTTAGGAATATAGTTAGTCGAATGCATGAAGGGTTTATTTCGAAAACTGATCCCGTAATGAAAGACATAATTAAAATTATGAAAACTGAACGGTGTTATGTTATAAACGATGTTCCAGTTGGGTATAGTGAATTTTATATACTTGGAGGTTCTAAAGATAGTTTAAAAGTTGATAGTGAAGAATTAGTTCTTGATATGGAAAAAACTCGTAGAGTTAGGATAAACCAATTTAAGAAACATATGAAATCTAAGACTTTGAATAAAGTCCTGTTAAATAATTTTGTAGACATAATATCGTAAGAGGAAAGTAATGGAATTGTCAGTAACAGAAGTTCGTAATGAAGTTTTTGAATTTTGTGACAAATATAATGATAATCAATCTCGATTAACTATATGGGAGATCTTACAGAATACTAGTGTTGATAGTTGGAAAAAAGCATCGGACTTGTATGGGGAATGGATTAGAGAAAAATATGGTAAAAAAAGTGACGAAGAGGAGTAAAAAAGACGTCTTTTTACTTGCCATCGGTTGATGTAATATGGTATAATATAGGTAAATAAAGCAAAAGGGTAAAAAATGAAATTTCCCACACTCTACAAACTCGATCAAAACGGTAAAGTCCGACAATGGACAATTCAAACCTCTGGTAACTCTTATCATATGGAGAGTGGAGTAGTTGATGGTGCAATTACCGTTTCAAAACCAACTTACTGCAAAGCAAAAAATGTTGGACGTTCAAATGCTACTACTGCAGAACAACAAGCGGAAGTCGATGCAAAACGTCGTTGGGATAGTCGAGTCGAACATGGTGCAGTAACCGATATCGAAATCGCAAAGAATGGTGTTGAACTACCATTTTTCAAACCGATGCTCGCAAATGGATATACTCCCGAGAAAATGGAATTTCCAATGTGGTCTCAACCCAAGTTGGATGGTATCCGTTGTTTACTCCGTATGGAAAATGGTGAGTTAGTTGCACGTTCGCGTAATGGTAAAATCATCGATTGTGTAGAACACGTCAAGGTCGCATGCGAAAAGTTGTTCAAACAGTTTCCTAATGTAGTATTAGACGGTGAATTGTATAATCACTTGTATAAGGACAACTTCAATAAAATCACTTCATTGGTTCGTAAGCAACGTCCGACCGATCCCAATAAAATAAAACAGTTCGAAGAAACTGCATTAGTCGAAGCAAAGGAAAGGATCCAATATTGGGTATACGATGTCATTCTCGACGACCCTCACACATTTAAGAATCGCATGAGGGCAGTATATACCATGTTAAGAACATACACTAATGACCCTTCATTAGTTTGGGTTCCTACTACTACCATTAATGATAAGGAAAGTCTTAATGCTCTGTATGAACAGTATCTCGCAGATGGGTACGAAGGTCAGATTTTGCGTAAGGACGCTCTATACGAAAGCAAACGTACACACTCCCTACTCAAACGTAAGGAGTTTCAAGACAGTGAATATCTAGTAGTTGGTATGCAAGAGGGTGATGGTAATCGTACTGGGACTGCAAAAAATCTTATATGTAAATGTGAAAAAACAGGTAAACAGTTCAGTTCTAATATCAAAGCAAGTTGGGAACGTCTCACTGAAATGTTAGAAAATCGTGATCAGATTATAGGTAAGATGGCAACTATTCAATATTTTAATCTCACACCTGATGGTATTCCACGTTTTCCATATGCAATTGACATTCGCGATTATGAATAAAAAAGCAAAAAAAGTTTTAAAAAAAGCGTCTTTTTACTTGCCATCGAGTAGCAAAATATGGTATAATTACATTATAACAATTAAAAGGGGTTTTAAAAATCCCTCAAGTTTCAACCTTTAAATTATGGAGAATCAATTGAAAACACTTACACAATCCCAAAAACAATTCGTTTCGGATGCTTTTTCCCGTTTTGGTCGCACCGTTCTTACTCATAAGGACCATGCGGATATGTTGGAAGAGGGTCTAATCGAAAAGAAACAGGGATGGTTCTTTGGTAGTAGTACCTTTCGCAAGTCGCCTGGAAAATTCCAATTACCCATCGAAGATGGTAACATAGTCGATATCGTGAAAACTATTAGTGGTCCATCCACAGTAGTCACAACTCCTACTGGTAAAGAACTTCTACATACTCCTAAATTACCTGAACCGAAATCGTTAGTTAGGGAACATGATATGTCAGTTAGTTTTATTCCTAACGTGGACGAGGATTTCGTTCAATGGGGACATTACAAGGACATTGTGAAAATTGTTAAGTCGAAACAGTTTTTCCCATTATTTATAACGGGACTTTCTGGTAACGGCAAAACACTCATGGTCGAACAAGTATGTGCAAAACTCAAACGTGAATGTGTTCGTGTAAACATCACAATTGAAACCGATGAAGATGATTTACTCGGTGGGTTCCGTTTGGTTGATGGTGAAACTCAATTCCATAAAGGTCCAGTAGTCGAAGCAATGGAACGTGGTGCAGTACTCTTACTCGACGAAGTCGACCTCGCATCCAATAAAATCCTCGCACTGCAACCTGTACTCGAAGGTAAGGGAGTTTACCTTAAGAAAGTCAACCAATGGATCGAACCAACTGAAGGGTTTACGGTTATTGCAACTGCAAATACCAAAGGGAAAGGTTCTGAGTCTGGTCAGTTTGTAGGTACTAATATCCTAAACGAAGCGTTTCTCGAACGGTTTGCAATTACTATGGAACAACCATATCCAACCATCGCAATCGAAAAGAAAATCCTAAACAGGAAATGTTCGGATGGAGATTTCGTACATCACTTAACTATGTGGTCGGACTTCATTCGTGAAACCTACTATTCCGGTGGTGTCGATGAGATTATTTCAACTCGACGTTTAGTACATATTGTCAATACGTTTAACATATTTGATAGTCGCGAGAAGGCAATTAAGTTGTGTATATCTCGTTTCGATGAAGAGACTAAAGAAAGTTTCATGGATTTGTATAGTAAAGTCGATGATAAAATTGGACAGGAAAACGAAATTTCGGATGACAATGCTCCAAAACATATGGATGCGTATCATTCAGGTGCTGAACCTGCACCTTTTTAATGTCGCCCTCTAAGGGGAGGGCATCAGGAGGTAAAAATGCTGCAATAGAAGCATTAAAATGTTACAATAAGAAATTTACAAATGAAGATTCATATTCGTTTCGACAGTGGACGAAACAAGTACAATTGAATAACCTATACAAGTAGGAGATTATATAATGATTAGTCGAAGACAACGTAAACAAATCAATCGCCACAAACGAATTGTTAAACAACGAAACATCTACAGGAATAACGTAAGTAGGGAAGAAAAGGATCGTAATGGAAAAATCGCAACTCCGCAAGAAGTATCAACGGAACATCAAGTACAAGAACAAGAACAAGTCGAAGAGGTACGGGGAATTGAAGAAAACGAAAGTTCTTGACTATAACGAAGACTTGGATTTAATTGAATATGCATTTCGCAAACCAAAACAGAGGAAATCGTGAAACGTAAATTTGAAATATTCAAAGTTCTTTGTAGGTACGGATGGAATGTAAGGAAAAGGGAATGGTACAAGAAATTCCCTTTTCTCCCACTTCCACCAATGAACTATTTGTTATGGAGATTGGAAACTGCATGGGGGATCGACTCGGGTAATCCCAAATTAAAAGACTTTCCCCCATTGAAAGTCATGGTGAAAGACGTATGGAATTTCGGACATTGGTTATATTATGTACATCCATCCTCACGTCCATAGGATGCGACGAGATTAACATGACTGCAACCACGATAATGAATTTCCCAGGACAAGCGCCTGGGAAATATCGTGTACTCGAAGGGGAATACATCGATGACGTTCGCATTACTAATGCAGATGCAACTCATATCCGAGGAACGGTCACAATTAAGGAAGGTGCATATTTAAGGATTCATTCAGGAAGCACATTATATGGTGAGATGGAAACAAACGGTAAACTGATTATCGAAGAGGGTGCATATTGTATTGCTATAGGTACAATGGAAACTCCAATAACATTTACAAGTAATCAAGTAAAAAATCCCCATGTAGGTGATTGGGAAGGAATAATACTAAATGGTTTGACGAGGTTTGAAAATGTGGTAATAGAATATGCCAAGGTAGGAGTAACGGTTAATAATAAATTGGTTAGAATTTATAATGGACTAATGAGAAGAAATCAAATTGAATGTGAGGGTATTAAGGAAACAGTATGGAAACGATAATCAATTACATATGCATAGGGGTAACGAGTGGTGCAACATTGTATATATTTTTCTTGCTTGGACATCAGGTAGGGTTCGACAAAGGTATTAAACAACATAAAGAAAATGTTGCACATTACCTCCCATGGACGGACGAGTATAAGGAACATCAACGTATAGTAGGAGATTGAACTTATGATGACAAAGGAAGATTGGAACGAGTTTAAGGAAGGTAAAAAAATACGCAACGGATCATGGAACTTATGGTGCGACGACCCTGATGAAAAAGAAATTGGTTATAAGTTAATAGGTAACATATTCTATCATACGGTTGCATTTATGTGTTATCCAGAGAGGCGACATAAGAGAATCACAGATGAGCAATGGGAGAAATTAGAATTCGAATGTTCACTAACCAGAGGAGACGATTTAGTAAATTTTTACAATTACTTGCTACACTTATATAATCATGGGTTACACCCTAAACCTCATGAGATTTTTACTTACAAGTCAATAACGGGAATAGTAATAACAAAGTGCAATCCTAATATGATTAGAGATTTTGATTGGGTACAACGTGATAAGTTAGAACATTATGATTTATTATCCGTTCATCAAAAACGTCAACCAGAACATCAATGGGGTTACGTTAATGGTCAAGTTGTATTACTCGATGTGGATTATTCGGATTATTATCGTCACGGTATTCCAATTTTAAAAGGGATTGGGAAATATAAGGAAATCTAAATTAAATCGTACTTTAAGATGTGCACTCCACGACACTGCAAGAATATTTTACAGGTTTTTTGATATTTTTTGCTTGCCATTCAGGATCATATATGGTATAATAGAGTATGTCAAGACGTTTAAGGGTTAAAAAAAGTTTGCTTCAATGCAAAAAAAGTTTTCAAAAAGATGTCTTTTAGCTTGCCATTAGCTGGCACAATATGGTATAATATAGTTATGAATAGCCAAACAAGTAACAATTCAATTTCAGGAGATCAGATGAAGAACATCACTAGTCACACTTTTATTTCGCAGAACGGAGCATGTCAAGTCGATATTAATACAGACACCAAAGGACGTGCGGACATTCATTATCGTTACTTCCGATCATCGGATGGAACCGAATGGGATATCACTAAGTATCCGCGAAGAAAGTCACTCGAGATTATTGAAGAGACATTAAAAAGTTTAAAGGAAGATAGTCGCTACATCGACGTTAGTGTATTCGATGAAGAGGAACTCGCGGAATGGAGAGACATCCAACGTACCTCTCATGAACGTATGTGGTGTAGTAATCGACCGACAGGTTCTGCGTGGAGAGCAATGGGTGCTGGTATCGCGCCTAAGAGTTTCGAAGATTTTTGGGGTAGTACTCCAGAAGAACACTACTCTCATTTAGGAGGGTAGTAGGGAAGACAGTGCGGGAGAGAAGAAGAAATCAAATGCCGTCCAGGCATTCGGGTAGGTGCGATTCCTACCTCCCGCTCCATATTGACAGTGTCTGGCCATCGTGTGTGGTGGGGACGAGGGATCCT